TGCAATTACCAACTTGATGTAATACTTGACCTACATATAGTAGGATTTCTGAAAGGGAGTGGAGAAATCTACTCCCTTTTTTTATTTGTAGTGATAATTTTCCAGTGAGGCAGTAATGATTATAGTGATAGGAAATGGTCAATCAAAATCTGTTTCCGATTTAAATCTTTTCAAAAAACATACAACATATGGTTGTGATTTCATTTATCGTAAATTCATACCAAATCATTTAGTTTGTCAAGATATCGATGCACAATTGGAATTGATAACCAATGATCTAACGAAAAAATACAAATGTTATTTTAGAGGATTCGATTTAATTCCAAGTATGCACTACGACATGCTTAAACAGACAACCGATAAGAGATATAAAATTGGAGAAAATCAACCAACGACAAACAACTTTATTCAATTTGCATATGAAGGAGTTATGTATTTCATTTGGATTGATCCATCTGATCCAACTGAAAATATTGCTTGGTGGTCAGATACTACATTTGAAGAATGGATTACTGATACAGTTGCACTCCGTTTGGCCGCTCAACAAAATCCTAGTGAAACATTTTTTTATTGTGTGGGGTTTGATTATTATCACGATCAAACAAAAGATGGTATATTTCTTGGAACTTCTATTACAGAATTTCATGATGAAAAACAAGATTCTTGGGTTGGCCAACATAAACACATAGAAGAAGAGTTCCCAAATTCTAAATTTATTTTTGTTGGAAAAGACATGGATTATGGCGAGTTTGAAAATCTGTTGAATAAATAGTATAGAAGGACTAAAAAGGAAATCATGGCCGCAGCAAATAAAGTACCAGAAAATTTAAATTATCTTTCAAATATTAGTTTTAGACTAACAATGGAAGATGCACCAAGTTTAACTTGGTTTTGTCAGGCAGTAAATGTGCCTGGCGTATCAATTGAAGGTATAGATGTAATGACACCACATGCAACCATACCTTTTGCTGGAAACAAGGTTTCGTTTGAAGAGTTGTCCGTTAGGTTTATTGTTGATGAACATATGAAAAATTGGACAGAAATTTATGACAGAATTATTGCAACTGGTTTAACAGAAGGACATGAAAAATATAGACTTCTTAAAGCATCAAACACGTTACATCCAAGAGGTGGAATAGTTTCAACTGTTGTACTTACTGTTTTAACAAGTGCAATGAACCCCCAAATGGAATTTCATTTTTATGATGCATTTCCAATAACTTTATCTTCTCTTGAATTTGATAGTTCGGTTGGAGATTTGGAATATTTTACTGCTACCGCAGGATTTCGTTATACAAATTATGAAATAAAGAATCTATTGAATAACTAAGGTTATTATGAAAATTGAAGACATTATGGAAATGTGGGGGGAGGACTCTCACATTGATGATAAAGATTTAGATAATGAATCTCTGAAGATTCCCAATCTTCATCAAAAATACCTAGACATATATTCCAAAGAAAAACGTAGACTTAGTGATCTTAAAACACATTGGAAAGTTGTTTTTCAACAACGTTGGGAAGTAGTCATTTCTAAAAATGGAAAGGGCCCAGACCACAATATACGAATTTCTAAATCCGAATTAGAAAAATATTACGTTGCAGCCGACGAATCATTGCAGAAAGCTGAAAAGATATTGAACGAACAAGAAGAAAAGGTAAACTACTTGAAATCTGTTCTTTCAATGATTGAGAATCGAAGTTTTCATATTAATAATGCAATCAATTGGAGGAAATTTGTTGCAGGTCTTGGATAAACTTTATGCAAATATTAATGGAAAAGGAAAACGAAGTATTCTTACGACTTTCTTGCGAGCCAGGTGTAAGGATGGAACTCAATCATTATTTTCGGTTTCATCCAAAAGATTATCAATTCATGCCAATGTTCCGAAGGAGAAAGTGGGATGGTTATGTTTATCTTTACAACATGGACAGTGGTAGAATATATTATGGATTAAAAAATAGAATACAACGTTTTGCGAGTGACCGAGAATACAAACTCATAGATCAAACAAATGATTCGATTGAACACATATCCAATGAAGATTATTTGAAGTTTCTTACATCATTTTCTTGTGAATATAGATTGAGAGATTATCAAAATGCAGCAATACGACATTCAATTGATAAACGAAGATGTGTACTTCTTTCACCAACTGCATCGGGTAAATCTCTTATCATTTACTATTTGGTACGATATTATTTTCCACAAAAAACATTAATCATTGTACCAACTCTTTCATTGGTAAGTCAGATGTATTCTGATTTTGAGGCCTATGCAAAAGTAGACAAAACATTTGAAGTCGAAAAATTCGTCCACAAGATTTTTGGAGGACAGGAAAAAGTAACAGATAAACCGATTATAATCTCAACATGGCAATCTCTGTATGTATTGAAAAAAGATTTCTTCACAGATTTTGAGTTAGTGATTGGAGATGAGGCCCACTTGTACAAGGCCAAATCACTTACTAAAATAATGAAAAATTTGGAGAATGCACCCTATCGAATTGGAACAACAGGAACACTTGATGATGTTGAAGTGCATAAATTAATATTAGAGGGGTTATTTGGTACAACAAGAAGAGTAACAAGTACCAAAGAACTTATAAAGAAGAAGACATTATCTGCAATTGCAATACGATGTCTTGTTCTTAAATATTCCGAAGAAGTGGCCGCAAAAATTTCAAAATTAAACTATCAAGAAGAAATTGATTTTTTAGTAAGTCATCCAGAAAGAAACAAGTACATTTGTAATTTAGTAAAAGGACTTACTGGAAATTCATTGGTACTTTTTCAATATATTGAAAAACATGGTAATATCTTACACTCAATATTGAAAGATATTATTGATCCGTCTAGAAAAATCTTTTTTGTTTATGGAGGAACAGATGCAGATTCAAGAGAAAAAGTCCGAGAACTTGTCGAAAAAGAAAAAGATGCTATTATATGTGCAAGTTATGGCGTATACAGTACCGGCATCAACATTAGGAATCTTCACAACATTGTTTTCGCTTCTCCTTCTAAGAGTCGTATTAGAAACTTGCAATCGATAGGTAGAGGATTAAGAAGATCAGAAACAAAAGAGGCTGCAACCCTTTACGATATTTCTGATGATTTGAGTTACAAAGATAAGAAGAATTATACATTAAATCATTTTATGGAAAGAATAAAAATCTATACAAGTGAACACTTTCCATATTACATTTATACTATTTCTATTTAAACCGTCACAGACTTATTATATCAATTTTTGAATAAAAAGTCAAGTGTTTTTTTATTTTTTTTTTAACTTGACAAATATAACAAAATTTGGTATACTTATACAATGAACTTAAATAAGAAAGGCAGGTGATCGTGGCCAGAAAAAAACAACATTATGTTGACAATGAAAAATTTCTAATAGTTATGGGGGAATATCGTGAAAAATATTTACAGGCAAAGGATACTGAAAAAGAGTTGCCTGTACTACCAGACTATGCTGGGGAGTGTTTCCTCAAAATAGCAGAACGATTATCCCATAGACCAAATTTTATAAATTACGCATTTAGAGAAGAAATGGTGAGTGATGGAATTGAGAATTGTGTTATGTATGCAAGTAATTTTAATCCAGATAAATCAAAAAATCCATTTGCATATTTTACTCAAATAATATATTATGCCTTTTTACGAAGAATAGAAAAAGAGAAAAAACAACTGTATATTAAATATAAAACGATGGAAGAATATAGTTCTTTAGAAGACCATGTAGATATGGGGGAAATGGAAGATTCAAAGTCCGTTTCTACTGGAGCATCACCATTGACAACTGATAAACGTGTTGCTATTCAAGAATTTATATTCGCATTTGAAGAGAAGAAACGAAAGAAGAAAAAACCCAAAGTTGCCAAAGAAGATGAAAATGTTGTTTCGTTTTCTCCATTAACAATATTTTTAGAAAAGGCCCACGCATGAAGATTGCTTTACTGACGGACACACATTTCGGGGCCAGAAATGACAGTCTGATTTTCTCAGATTTTTTCCGAAAATTCTATGAGAATATATTCTTCCCCACATTGAAAGAAAGAGGAATTACTGATGTAATTCACTTAGGCGATGTGGTTGATAGACGAAAATTTATTAACTTTAAAACCCTAAATTCCATGAAAGATATTTTTTTTGATCCACTTGGTGAAATGGGTGGAAATATTAAACTCATAATTGGAAATCACGATTGTTACTATAAGAATACTCTTTCTGTTAATTCAATGAATGAA